AATGGCTAAAGATCCGCTAGCTGACCAGTGGGAAGTTGTCGAGCTCCCAGCCATTTTTAATGACGGTGAGCCCTGTTGGCCGGAGTTCTGGTCTCTTGAGGATCTGACCGCGGTCCGCGCATCTATCCCTCCGAGCAAATGGAACGCACAGTATCAGCAGAATCCTACGGGCGAGGAGAACGCGATCATCCCTCGTCAGTGGTGGCAGAAGTGGGAGAAGGACAACATCCCGAATCTTGAGTATGTGATTCAGAGCTATGATACGGCGTTCTCGAAACGCGAAACTGCTGACTATTCGGCGATCACGACTTGGGGTGTTTTCAGGCCAGAAGAGATTGGGGGCCCTCCGGGACTCATACTTTTGGACAGCACGAAGGGCAGGTGGGACTTTCCTGATCTCAAACAGAAGGCTTTGGAGCAGTATAAGTATTGGGACCCCGACACCGTCATCGTGGAAGCCAAGGCTTCTGGTATGCCCTTGACCCATGAATTACGAAACATGGGGATTCCGGTTGTTAACTTTACCCCCAGTAAGGGTAATGATAAGGTTACGCGAGTTCATTCTGTATCGCCGTTGTTTGAGGCTGGCATGGTCTGGGCCCCCGACACCACCTTCGCCGATGAGATGATTGAGGAGGTGGCGGCGTTCCCTAACGGGGAGCATGACGACTTGGTCGATAGCATGACGCAGGCTTTGATGCGTTATCGGCAGGGCAACTTCGTACAGTTGCCGACTGACGATTGGGACGATGAGGACACGGGAATGCAGGTTAGGGCTTATTACTGATGGAAGAAAAGGGCATAGGTTCGTTTTTCGCGGACTTCGTAACTGGCAACGCGCCCTCTGATCAACTGAACGCGCTTCGCGAATCTGCTCGAATGGGCGACCCCATGGGGGAAGCGATATATGGTGGTGATCCCACTTTCATGGAGCGGTTGATAACGGAGTATAATTATCCGGCATCTATCCCCATGCAGGATGAAGAGGGTTACGCGATTGTTGATGATGCTGGCCGTCAGAAAATGATGATTGCCACTGACTTCAATCTTCCAGAGTACATGAGGACTCAGCGCCCTCGGCAGGACATGCCGACTTATGGGGAGTTGGAAGATGCGCGGGCCCATGCTCTAGCATCGGCAGAGTTGGCTCGTCGATATGGGCCGGACACCGCTCAAACTGTTTCGACCATAAAAGAGGGCATAGAGATGCTTCCTCTTGCGGGTTCTTCTAAGTTTGGTGATGTTGCGATGGACGTTCGTAACAACACCGTTGGGATACAGCTATTTCGAGAGGCGGGGATGAACAACTCTCCAAGAGAGCTTGCCCGCATGGTTGATAACAAGGTTTTCGAGCAGTTGGACATTATTTTGGGCAGGACGCCTGCTGAGCAGACTACGCCAGCGTCTGATCAGCCGGGGGCCCCGTATAATTTTGAGTCACCGGAGGGCGGGATAGATGTTTACTTCCCGAGGGATCGGGAAGGGTTTTTTGACACCAGTTACATTTATGATGGGAAAAAGTGACCTACGCTCTTGTCTATGTTAGGTTGACGTAAAGGAGATTATACATGGCGCGTGAACCGATTGCCGGGATGGTAGAGAGTGCCATCCCTACGCAGCTTGATCCGGAGGATCTGGCGGCAGAGGTAGAGCTGGAGCTCCCGGGCAGCCAAGAGACTGTGGCTTTTGAAGGCATGGCCGAGGGCATGGACATCGAGATTGTGCCCGAGGACGACGGCGGCGTTGTAATTGACTTTGATCCGCAAGACCAACGCGGGAAAAATGACGACTTTTATGCGAACTTAGCAGAAGAAATGCCAGATCGTGAGCTCGGGCGTATTGCCAGTGAGCTGTTGGGCGAGTTCGATGCTAACAAGGCGAGCCGACAGGAGTGGGAAGATGCTTACGCCAACGGTTTGGAGCTTCTTGGTTTCTCCTACGAGGAGAGAACCCAGCCGTTCCGAGGAGCTACCGGTGTTACGCATCCCCTGCTTGCAGAGGCAGCTACACAATTCCAAGCGCAAGCCTTTAACGAGTTGCTGCCAGCGTCTGGGCCAGTGCGTACTGCGATCATCGGAAGTGAAACTAGAGAGAAACAGCAGCAGTCTGACCGCGTAAGGCAGTTTATGAACTACTACATCACGAATGTGATGGAGGAGTACACGCCTGAACTGGACCAGATGCTGTTTTATTTGCCGTTGGCGGGCAGCACGTTCAAGAAAATCTACTATGACGAGACGATGGACCGCGCTGTAAGCAAGTTTGTGCCTGTTGAACAGCTTGTGGTGCCGTATGAAACGTCAGATTTGGAGACTTGCCCGAATATTACGCAGGTTTTGCGTATGCCGCTCAACGATTTGCGTAAAAAGCAGGTCGCAGGCTTCTATTTGGACATGGATGTCCTCCCGGCGCAGTCCGATTTGGGCACCGTGACCAGTGAAATTGAGCGGATTGATGGTGTTTCGCCGTCTCAGATCGATTATGACTGCACTTTGCTCGAATGCCACGTTGATTTGGACCTTGAGGGGTACGAAGACAAGGATCAGGACGGTGAACCGACCGGTATCAAGGTGCCGTATGTGGTCACCATCAGTCAGGACAACGGTCAAATCTTGTCAATTCGTCGAAATTACCGAGAGGACGACGAAAACAAGAAGAAAATCCAGTATTTTGTTCACTATAAGTTCCTTCCGGGCTTTGGTTTCTACGGTTTGGGGCTTATTCACACGATTGGCGGACTGTCACGGACCGCCACAGCGGCACTGAGGCAGTTAATCGATGCTGGTACGTTGTCCAACCTCCCAGCGGGCTTCAAAGCCCGCGGACTACGGATCAGAGATGATGATGACCCGCTTCAGCCCGGTGAGTTTCGTGATGTGGACGCTCCCGGAGGGGCTATCCGTGACAGCCTGATGCCGCTGCCCTTCAAAGGCCCTGATCAGACGCTATTTAACCTTCTTGGTTTCGTGGTGGACGCTGGTCGGCGCTTTGCAACCATCACAGACATGAAAGTTGGCGATGGCAACGATCAGGCGGCGGTTGGAACGACGCTTGCGCTGATTGAGCAGGGCTCTCGGGTGATGAGTGCGGTGCACAAGCGGCTTCATTATGCCATGCGGCTTGAGTTTAAGATTTTGTCGCGTGTAATGGCGGAAAGTCTGCCGCCGGAGTACCCATATGCGGTTGAAGGCGCAGAATCCGCGGTCAAACAGACGGATTTCGATGATCGCGTGGATGTTTTGCCGGTCTCTGACCCGAATGTGTTCAGTCAGGCGCAGCGGATCACGTTGGCGCAAACCAAGTTGCAGTTGGCTGGTGCGGCTCCTGAGATGCACAACATGCATGAGGTATATCGTGACATGTACGACGCTCTGGGCGTCAAGGACGTTGATCGGATCATGCGTAGGATTCCTGACGAGGAGCCGACACCCAAGGATCCTGCACAGGAGAATATTGACGCCATGGACATGATCCCTCTGAAGGCTTTCGAGGGTCAGGAGCATCAGGCTCATATTATGGCGCACATGGTCTTTGGCTCTACACCCATGGTGGCTGGTATGCCCGCCATGGCGATGGCGCTTCAGAAACACATCATGGAGCACGTGCAGATTGCGGCACGGGAGCAGGCGGCAGTTGTCTTCTTGCAGGGCAGGCAGCAGGCGGGTGGCGCTCCGGCCTCAGAGGAAGAGATGATGCAGATTGAGGGCCTTACCGCTCAGTTCGTTGCCGAGGGTATGCAGCAGGTCAAGCAGCTCTCGCAGCAGGTATCTGGTCAGGGCCCCGATCCGTTGGTCAAGCTCAAGGAGCAGGAGCTTCAGATTCGTGCACAGTCCGAGCAGGCCGATGCACAGAACGACGCTGCGAAGCTCAATCTGGAAGCACAAGGCCAGCAGATGCGGGCGGATCAATTCCAGCAGCGGTTGGCGAGCCAAGAGCGGCAGACCGCGGCACGTATAGATGCTGCCATGCAGCGTGAATTTATTAAAGGAAGGGGTCAGTAACCCCTCTACGGGAACGGGAACATGGTGGATCCGGTAACGGCGATGGCGACCGCTTCGGCGGCGTTTGGGGCCATCAAAAAAGGGTTTGCTATAGGTCGGGACATCGAGGCGATGGCATCCGACCTTTCGCGCTGGATGGGTGCTTTATCGGACCTAGACCAAGCCGAAAAAGAGGCCAAGAACCCTCCTATCTTCAAGAAACTTTTCAGCGGTAAGACCGTTGAGCAGGAAGCTATTGAGATCTTTGCTTCCAAGAAAAAGGCGCAAGCGCAGCGTCAAGAACTTCAGCAATGGATTCAATACACCATGGGGCAGTCCCATTGGGACGAGTTGATCCGCATGGAGGGCCGAATACGAAAACAGAGGCAGGAGACGCTATACCGGCAACGTGAGCGACGACGTAAGTTTATAGAAGTAGTTTCTATAATGCTTTTTATTTTGTTGGTCGGTGCATTTGTTTTCTTCTTGATTTGGTTATACGTTCAGCGGGGGTAGCGGTGGCTAAGAAGTTTCAACCGGATACGTCATACGCTCAGTATGATCTTGATGGCGATGGTGAGATCACGGATGCAGAACTGGCTCATGCCAAGGAGATACGTCAGGCCGAGCACGAGATGCGTAAGCTGCGGGCCCAGCGGCGTATGGCAACCGCTAGCTTGGTTGCTATGGGAGCGTTTACCGCGGCCATGTTCTTTGTGGAGATAGAGCGGGTAGAGGCTTTGTCCGACATCAGTAACTTGTTTTATATCAGTGGCGCAGGCATTGTGGGGGCGTACATGGGCGCTACGGCTTGGATGTCTAAACGGTGATCGATGCGTTTCTTCTGTTGGTTTACCTCGGGACGGGGGACTTTCGTAAACTAGAGTCCGGTAACATGTATTTTTACTCTGTTACCGAATGTAACTATTTTGCAAATCAGGTCTCTAAGCGTTACGGCAACTATCGTTACATCCAGAACATGGACCCCAAGGATCGGGTGACGGCATATTGTGTCCCAAAACAGGTGGACCCTGAGAGAATAAAGGTTTATTGATGATAATGTGGGACATGCATAATAGGACTACGCCGGAACAAGCGGAAGCTAACAGGAGAAGGCGAGATGCTGCAAGCACTGATCGGCCCCGTGACGGGGCTTCTGGACAAGTTCATCGAGGACAAGGACCAGAAAGCAAAGCTGGCTCACGAGATAGCCACCATGGCGGAGAAACACGCTCACGAAGCGTCCATGGGTCAGATAGAGATCAACAAGGCCGAGGCTCAACATAGGTCTGTATTTGTCGCTGGTTGGCGACCTTTTCTTGGTTGGGGTCTAGCCGCAGCCATGATTTGGCACTTTGTTTTAGCGCCGGTCACCATGTTTGGTTTTGCATATGCTGGCATGGAACCCCCGGACTTGCCAACATTTGACATGGACAGTTTGATGACTGTTCTGTTAGGCATGTTGGGTCTTGGCGGTCTTAGGACCGTAGAAAAGGTCAAGGGTCTTACAAAGTAATGGAAGCAAACTTCTTCAAAAGCCTTGAGATGGTATTGAAGCACGAGGGCGGTTTTGTAGACCATCCGGAAGATCCGGGCGGCGCTACGAACAAGGGGATTACGCACAAGACGTATTCTGACTTCCTTGGTCGCCCGCTGGAGGATGTAAGCGAACTCCAGAATATCCCGGATGACCATGTAGAGCTGATCTACAAGCAGGGCTACTGGGATAAGGTCAAAGGGGATCAACTCCCCGCGGGCGTAGACTTTTGTATCTTTGATTGGAGCGTGAACAGCGGCCCGGGCCGCGCAGCAAAGGCTTTGCAAAAATCTGT